CAAACAGGACTATTAAAGTGCAATTCACGGTAAATACGCCATACGGAATAGTTGAGGTGTCGGCATGAGTTTGACCGAAGCAGGATTTGAGCGGCCTAGACTGCTGGAAATCAAGAGCGAATATGATGCATTGTTTGCATCTGTTCTTGGCCCGGTAAACACCAATGCGGATTCCGTTGTCGGTCAGATTATCGGCATTTTCTCGGCGGCGCTGGACGATGCTTACGAGGTACTCCAGCATACATACGACAGCATGTATCCGTACAGTGCGGAAGGAACATCGCTCGATGGCGCGGTGTCTTTCGTGGGTCTGGAAAGGCTTGCCGCTGCGCCGACTACCGTTATTGCAATGTGCTATGGCACAGAAAGCACACTCATTCCTGCCGGGGCCATTGCGCGGTCTGCCGATAACAAACAGTATGTGGCCGACGCTGACACGGTGATTAGCCGCTCTGCCGCTGGCGATGTGGTTATCACTCCGACAACCGTAACAAGCCTTGCAACCTATCAAGTAATTGCCGGTGGTGTGAGCGTAGTTTATACGACTGATTCTGACGCAACAGCCGCAGAAATCTGCTCCGGCCTGGCCGCATTGTTTGACGCAAACGATTTTACGGCAACGGCCAGTGATGGCATGCTGCGATTGCAAAGTGCCGACGGCTATAGCGCGTTTACGCTGACAGTCGATAGCAAGATTGAGATTACCACGCTTGGCACTCCGGTATCATTCACTGCTGTGGAGCTTGGCGCGTATGCGCTCCCGGTAGTCGCGCTGAATACGCTGGACACGACCGTTTACGGATGGGACGCAATCAGCAACTTGATCGAGGGCACAACTGGCCGCTTTGTTGAAAGCGACGAGGAATTGCGCGTGCGCCATGCGGCAAGCGTGCGGGCTACAGGCGCGGCTACGGTGCAGGCAATCCGCGCTCGGATGCTGGCAGAAGTACAATCAATTGAGTATTGCGCGGTATACGAAAACCGCACTAGCACGCTTGACGAATATAACCTGCCGCCTCACTCTGTTGAGGTGGTTGTCTCTGGCGGCACAGATCATGATGTGGCCAGCAAGCTATACGAAGTGAAGCCTGCCGGAATCGAGACTTACGGCAATACTGATATTGTGGTGTATGACGATAACGGAGACGGCCAGATTGTCAATTTCTCCCGGCCATCCGATAAATACGCATGGGTGCGCGTGAGTGTAAACACACTCAACGCAGAAGAAGTGCTGACCGTCGAGATTGTGCAGGCGATCAAAGATGCTGTGCTTGCGTATGGGCAATCGCTCGGTGTCGGCAACGACATTATCACGCAGCGTTTCTACGGGCCAATTTACGCAGCAACTAGCGGCATCGGCTCGATAACGGTAGAGGTGGCAATCACGGAAACCGAAGTAGGAACGCCAGTCTACAGCACGAACAATGCATCCGTTGCGCGGGCTGAATTGGTGCTGTTCGATGAGGCAAGAATTTCCGTGGTAGGTGTCTAATGTTTGATTACGAAACGACTGCGGTATCCAGGCTAACCGGCCAGTTTGAAGGCTCACCAAAGCTGCGGGCGATTGTGGCCGCTATCGTTTCGCAACTGACTACGCTGGAAAATGTTGCAGACTCATTGATGTCTGACCGATGGATTGATACGGCCATTGGCGCGCAATTGGACGGATGCGGTTATATCGTCGGTGAGCAGCGCAGCGGGCGCGATGATGAGGCGTACCGCAAAGCGATTAAATTCCGTGTGTTTGTTAACGTCTCAAAAGGCACGCCAGATAATCTGGTAGACGGGCTACGCTTCCTGACCGACCCGACGGATACACAATATCAGGAAGCATATCCGGCAACGACACTACTATTCACAAATGGCTATTTTGTGGATTACACCATACAGAACGCAATGCAGGATATTTCTCCGGCTGGCATTTCTACTGTGCCTGTTGCAGTATCTTTTGCAGATCGGCCATTCCGGTTTTCCAAAAGCCCGCCTCCAGGTGAATTGTTTGTAAACAATGCGTCCAGTTACCTTACGGCTGATGGTTCTGATATTCAAGTAACGACCGGAGGCGAAGCGGCAGGAGATTATGCGCTAGGTGGTGTTGTTCCGGCTGAAATTGAGATTGGCGGTGCTTATCTGGATATTGGCGGGCCGACTCTCGCGGTTTATAATCCAGAGATGCTGCAAACGCTCGGACATGATAATTTAACTGGGGTCTTTCAATGACGATTGATTTTGCAGAAACATACATCAGCTACCCTGACGGGCAGCAGAATGTCGGACAGCCGCCTGAGGCTGTTTTAACAAGTGGATTCATTCCAGAAACTGCAATCGCAAGGGGCCAGCCTTTGCCCGCGCAATGGCTAAATTGGCTGTTGCAAAAGATTTTCCGGCTTATTAACCGTGACCGTGTGACTGATGCAAACGGGGTTGGGCTATTTACCGTTCCATATTCCGCCATTCGGCTTGAAGCATTCGACAAAAACGACCCGAACAAGTATCTGGTGGCAATTGGATATAAAGGCGCTTCCGGGGTTGTCCATTCGTTGAAAATAGTTGCCAGCGCAACATTAACGCTAGGCACTCCAACAGTCGGCGGCAACCAGCCTATTTCTGGCGGTTCGGACGTGATTATAATGGCGCAAAGCCGCCAAACTGGGGATATTTGATGGCACTTAGCGCAACAGAAGAAGCATTGATTCGTGAATTGCTGGACCAGCAAGCGGCTATTTTGTCGCTTGCCAGCGCAGAATCTACGATTATCTCCAAGCTCGGCGCAACCAAAGTAACCGTTCCTGATTTGGTGGCCGCAAGCAATATCACGGACGCTGATCTGTTCCTGTTGAGCCAGTCCGGTTCGGATAAAAACGTTACTGGTGCGATTCTCAAGGCATACACCACGCCAACAATTAACAACGCCACGGAATCGGTTTCTGGTATTGTTGAACTGGCTACTGCGGCAGAGACAATTGCCGGGTCAGATGCCACGCGCGCAACGCATCCGGCTGGTGTAAAGGCGGCAATTTACGCAGCGCATACTGGGCAAGTCGCATTTTTTGCAATGAATACGCCACCGGCGGGATTTTTAACAGCAAATGGCGCGGAAGTTTCTCGTACTGAATACGCCAATCTATTTGCTGTTATTGGTACTACATACGGCGCGGGCAATGGCGTGTCTACATTTAATTTGCCGCAATTGGGCGGTGAATTTATCCGGTGTCTTGATAATGGGCGTGGTGTTGATGCAGGGCGCGTGATTGGAAGCGTACAAGGGGACGCGATACGCAATATCACCGGTAATATTACTCTTTCGTCAGAGGGTAGTGTAACAATTGATGGTGCATTTGAAGTGACGAGCACATATGGCGATGGTGTTGATGGCGACAAAGGCGCATTTCGACAAGTCCTTTTTGATGCGTCTAATGTCGTCCCAACAGCAGACGAAAACCGCCCGCGCAACGTGGCTCTTCTAGCCTGCATTAAATATTGAGGTAAAACATGGCACTGACAGATACCGAAGAAGCATTGTTGCGTGACCTGCTGGAAAAGCGGGCAGAATTGATTGCGCTGGCAAATAACGAAACCACAATAACTGCCAAGCTTGGATCAACCAAAGCCACGATTGATGATCTAACAGCCGCAACAACCGTTGCAGACGCTGACCTGATGATTGTTCGGCAGGGCGGAGTCGATAAGAAGCTGTCGGTGTCGGTCGTGAAAAGCGATCTTGTCGATTTGTCATCTTACGCGCCAAAGGCATCCCCTGCTCTGACGGGCACGCCTACCGCGCCAACGGCCACGGCTGGCACGAGCACCACGCAGCTTGCCACGACCGAATTCGTTCAAACAGCCACGGGGGGCCTGCTGACAGACCCGGCTATTACTGGCTGCATCAAAGAAGATGTTTATACGATCACCGATGGCGCGGCATTTGAGATTGACCCGGGCAATGGCTCAGTGCAGATTGTAACGTTGGGCGCAAACCGCACGCCAAAGGCAACCAATTTTGCTGCCGGTGAATCAATAACTTTGATGGTGCTTGATGGTACAGCATACACGATCACATGGACAGATGCAACGTTTGGTGGCTCTGGTGTCGTGTGGGTCGGTGGGTCTGCGCCTACGCTTGATGTGACCAAATATACAGTTATTCAACTGTGGAAAGTCGGCACGCAAGTGTATGGCGTTTGTCCTGGGGCAGCATAATGAGATTGTGCCAAGCTCTGCGCGGTAGTGGTAAGCGCACATTTACGCCAATCGCAACCGCAACCTCAACTAGCGGAACTATTAGCACTCCGGCCAGCACTAAAGTCGGTGATTTGTTGATATTGGCCGATCTGTCATACAGAGCAACATTATCCCCAACTGCCGTTACTCCAGCCGGATTTACATCAATAATGACAGGAACAATAACCTATAACTCAAATTATTATAGGTCTAATGTTTCATATGGCCTTGCTACTGCAAATGGTACATATTCAATCACAGGAATGGACGCAACAACAGACAACAAGGCTTTGCTTGTAATTCGGCCAAGCTCTCCAATTGTTTCTGTGACTGATGGCGTATCTGGGACAATGGCAACCGGATCAGGAACTGAGTCTTACAACTCGGCTTCTGATATTCCGACAGGGATTGTTATTGTTGGCATGTTTGGCGGTGTAGATACACCAACAACTAACGGGGATGATCAATTGGCGCACTCCGGTGGCGCGGCATCCCGATCTGCTATTGCTGCGTGGATGATTAACTCTGCTGGCGATCTTGGTACGCACAGCATGACAGATAATACGTTCTATCTTGGTAAATTCTCCGGTTATTTGGGGGTTTTGTAAATGTACGCATTGATTGAAAACGACGCAATTG